ACGCCCGCAAATGCGTTCACAAGTTTTGCCGCCACAGGTGTCTGGAATTCCAGCGGATATGGAGGCGCAATACAGCACGTCTCCGGCGCCTCTCTTAGCAACTCCAGACGTACAGCTTGAAGCGTTCACCGGCCAGCCCAGCGACCCAATGTATATGCCGGGTGGAGATTTTGACGCGTTTGTAGAGTCCACTATGGCCTTCCCCGATTTTGATGGCATCCGAGATGACCGAGATCTAATGATGGACGTGTTCGAGAAATACAGAGCCATGCACCGAGGTAAAAACTAATGCCCGACTTGGACTTTAAATCACTGCTTGACGCCATCCAACGCCAAGAAAGCAGCCGCAATCGCGACGACCCAAACGCCCCGACGGAAGACCTTGACAAGCTGGTGAACCCGAAGAGCGGGGCCCGCGGGATCATGCAGGTAAAACCCGCCACAGCAATGAAGCCGGGGTACGAAAGAAGCGGAGCCAGCAATATATTTGACGTTGCTGAAGAGATGGGCTTTGGCCCTTTTGATCGCACAGAAGATGTGGCGAAAGAGTTGCTTGACACTCCAGAGGTTAGCCGTGAGTTCGCGTCTAGATATTTAGCGGCGATGCTAGTCGAAATGGGTGGCAACGTCGATCAGGGTGTAGCTGCCTACACCGCCGGCCCCGGAGCCGTAAAGTCTGGCGGCGCTAAATACGAAAACCTGCCACATAATGACGACCGCACCTACGTCAGCAACGTGCGCCAATACTACAATCAGGCGACCGGCGACACATACCCTGTGACCATGTCGCCACGCCCGCGAATGCGCCCCAGAGGATTGCTAGACTGATGGCAGACTTGATGCAATTCGTCCCACCGGGATTGCGAGGACCAGTTAGAGACGTAATGGGCATGGGCCGTGTCACCGCGGAAGGTGGCGCGGGTGTCATTAACGCAATCCGCAGTAATCCCATGGCCGTCAATAAGGCAATTGGCGAGAGCATGATCGGGGCAATTGCAGACCCAGTCGGCACTGCGAAGAATGTATATCAAGACGTGGCGGACGCGGCGACAGGCGCCCTGACTAAAACCGCCGCAGATTATCTCATGGACATGTACGGCATCACGCCGTCCGAGGCGAGCCCCACACAACTCATGGCAGCGAATGATGCGCGATATGCCGACCTTGCAGCCACAGTAGCCACAGCAATCCCAGGCGGTAAAACACTGAAAACCCTGGGGAAAGCCGCCGGTGACGTTGATGTTGGTGGCCTTGCTGCGGATGCAACATACGCCGGCAGGTCAATCGCAGAGGGTGACTTCAAGGGCGTGCTCGAGGCTTTCGAGCGCGGTGGTGAAGGGCAAGACCTGAGCGCGGCCAAAGTTGACAATCGCGTTGCGGTGGCTGGTGTGCCGCCCGCATACATTGACCAGCTCGAGGCTGGCATCGGACTGCGCGACAGCAATGGACGCATAAATGTTGACAGCCTCTTGGCGCTTGCATCTCAGTTCGATGAGAAGGGCAACCGCCGGAGCAATATTAAGCCAGACAGAAAGACGGGGATGACGCACAATCATCCAGCGTCGAATGTCCGCATGAACACTCCAATTGAGGAGCAAAATGTTGAGCGGATAACACGAGGCAAAGCGGCAAAACGTAAAAACACTGACTTCAAAGTCGGAGACGTTCTGATCGCAGCGTTTGGCGACCGCGCGGCGGCGGATGTGGACATAGGCGGGTTCGGCGGAGAGACCTTATCAAGCCCGGTGAGTTTATTCGGTGGCGGCGGATATATGCGTGAGCCAAACGATTACATCTGGGCGTCAGACGAGGGCGTGACGAGCCCATTATTACGTCAGATAATGTACGCCGCGGATAAGGGTCAAAACCCGAAAATGGTTTACACCTCGATGGGCGCTCAGGCTGGCGATTTCGCCACTGACAATCTTCTGCGAGACTACATCCGTAATATTGATGTCGACCCGTCTCTGCGAGGCGTATTGGCGGATCGCTTGGCAAAATCAAAAGACTTCACTGATAAAAATTTCCCAATGGATGCCCTTGTGTCAGGCGGAAACTCACGTCGAAACTCGATTGGCCTTCTGGATGGCGTTGAAGAATACTTTGAGAACCTAAACGGCTCGAACCGAAGGGCAATTTGGCAAGCCATGGACAATGCTACGTTTAGAGACGCCGGCATTCCGGTCGGCGAGGCTAGAATTGCGATGACGGACCCAGACCTTCTCTATGCAAATCCTTTTGATAGCGGTCTGAACGTAGGCCGCCCAGACCTGAGCAGCCGTGAGATATCCATGACGTCGGATCACCCAATATACCCCACCGCCATTCGTGGGCAGTATGAAGGGTCAACGCCGGTCCAGATCCCCGGATCAATTATTTGGAGAGACTTCTTTAATGCGCGCCGAGGTGAAGGTGGTGGCCTTCCGGGCTCAGACCAGAGGTCGTTCTTGATGTCACACCCAAACATGAGACAAGAAGTTGACCGCCAGATGGAAGACGAGATAGGCCAATTCATAGAATTCTGGCGCGCATTTAACCAATAAGGGGCCACAAGATGGACTATGACATGAACAAGATGGCCTCAGAGCTTGAGGCAGAGCTTAACCCGGACGTGATGGACGAGGTGGAGTTGCAGTCGGTCGTCGCGCGCGAGCTCGAGGACGCAATCGACTATATCGACAACTACATCAGCCCCAAGCGCGCTGAGGCGACCAAATATTACAACGGCGCCCCATTCGGGAACGAGGAAGAAGGTCGCAGTCAAGTGGTCAGCCGAGATGTACGGGATACCGTACAGGCCGTCATGCCGTCGCTGATGCGCGTGTTCCACGGATCCGACGAGGCAGTGTCATATATCCCCACCGGCCCAGAGGATGTCGAGGCGGCCCAGCAGGCGACAGACTACGCCAATTTCATCATGAACCGCGACAACAACGGCTTCTTGGCGATGCACTCAGCATTCAAAGACGCACTGATCCGCAAGGTCGGCATCATCAAGTGTTTCTGGGAAGACAAGACCGAAGTCGAGACCTATAACCTGACTGGCCTTGACGATGCTGCACTTGCAGCACTCGCCGCCGACCCGGACGCGGAAATCACTGTGCAGTCGTCTGAGACTGTCGGCGAGCCGCAGATCGACCCCAACAGCGGCCAGTTTATCATGCCGCCAATGATCCACAGCGTCACAGTCGAATATGTGCGCCCAGATGGCCGCGTACAGATCGAGGCTGTGCCGCCCGAGGAGTTTCTGATCTCTCGCGAGAGCAAGGACGTTGAGACGTCAGACTATGTTGCGCACCGCCGCATCATTACAGTGTCCGAGTTGATCTCCATGGGTTACAGCGCCGAAGAGGTCGAGGATCTGGCGTCGGCCCACGACGACATGAACACCAACGTCGAGCGCAACACTCGAAACCCGGCCCTGTCAAACGAGATGAACGCGCGCAACGACGAGGCGATGCGTAAGGTGCTCTATGTGGAAAATTATATCCGCGTAGACTATGACGGCGACGGGATCGCCGAGTTGCGTAAAATTTGCACCGCGGGCGACGGCAACAAGATCCTGAGCAACACGCCAATCACAATGGCGCCGTTTGCCACATTTACCCCGGAGCCAGAGGCGCACGACTTTTTCGGGTCATCCTTGGCGGACGCAGTTATGGACATCCAGCGCATCAAGTCAAACGTAATGCGCAACACGCTCGACAGCCTGAGCCAGAGCATCAACCCGCGCTTGGCGATTGTTGAGGGAATGGTCAACCTCGAGGACGCAATGTCTACCGAGAATGGCGCAATTATCCGTCAGCGTGCCGCCGGCCAAATTCAGCCAATGAGCATCCCGTTTGTCGGTCAGGCCGCGTTCCCGGTCTTACAGTACATGGACGAAGTCAAGGAGGCCCGTACAGGCATCTCCAAGGCGTCAATGGGTTTAGATGCGTCTGCACTCCAGAGCAGCACTGCCGGCGCTGTAAACGCCACTGTGGCGGCCGCACAGCAGCACATAGAGCTGATCGCCCGCGTGTTCGCCGAGACCGGCATGAAGCGCCTGTTCCAGATCATCTTGCAGCTCATCACTACGCACCAAGACCAGCCGCGCATGGTGCGTTTGCGCAATAAATTTGTGCCTATCTCACCAATGGCTTGGAACGCAGACATGGACGTGTCCGTCAATGTGGCGTTGGGGCGTGGCACAGACACTGAGCGCATGATGATGCTGCGCCAGATCGGCGAGATGCAGAAGGAGGCCATGGCCACGATGGGTCAAATCAATCCGCTCACCGACATGGCGAAACTGGGCAACACGCTCAAGTCGATGACCGAGCTGGCTGGCTTCAAAGACACCTCACAGTTCTGGAACGATCCGGCTGACTTCCAGCCGCCGCCACCAGACAATAAGCCCGACATCAACGAGCAGCTGATCCAAGTGCAAATTCAGCAGATCCAAGCGGACATGCAGAAGAAGGCAGCCGAGTTGCAGCTCAAGCGTGAAAACATGCTGATGGAGGACGACCGCAAGCGCGACGAGCTCGAGGCCGAGCTGTTCGTGAAGGCGGAAGAGATGCAGGCCAAATACGGCACGCAGTTGAACGTCGAAAAGATCCGCTCCGAGCTGGCGATTAATCGCGAGATCATGCGCGGACAAGTCGACGTGATAAAGGAGGGAGTGCGTGAAGAGTAAGCAACAAATCGTGGACGACGGTCGGCAGGCCGACCGACTTCTGCGTGACACAGATCTGGCTCGGTTTCTTGACGAGATCGAGCAAGAGTGCTGGGGCGACTTCAAGTCGACCGCGACCAGCGATAGCGACGGCCGTGAGGCCGTTTACATGAAATTGCAAGGCGTCGACGCGGTGCGTCGGTCGCTGCGCGCAATGGTGGATAATGCGGCTATTGAGGAAAAACGAAAATAGGCGTATATTAGGAGAATAAGTCATGGCAGAAAACAACACCCCGCAAGGGATTGGGTTGTCAGAGGCACAAAATGCAATCAGCGCGATGATGGCGCCCTCTGAAGAGGACAACGCCACTGAAGTTGATGCGCAGGTCGAGGAAGCCGATCAGGTGGACGAGGCCGAAATGTTCGATGATGCGGAGGGCGAAAGTCACGAGGCGGAGGCGAGCGATCTTGATGACGAAGACGAAACCTATGAGGGCGACGACACTTCTCAAGAGTTCGATATCATGGCGGCAGCAGTCGAAGTGAATGGCGAAGAGAAAACGGTCGAAGAGCTCAAAAGTGGCTATCTAAGGCAGCAGGACTACACCCGTAAAACTCAGGCACTGAGTGAAGAGAAGAAAGCATTCTCGGAAGTTCAGGCCGCAGTATTACAGGAGCGTGCACAATATGCTGAGGCGCTGCCCATGTTGGCGCAGCAAATTCAGCAATCGGTCGAACAGGAGCCGGATTGGGACACACTGTATGACACAGACCCCGCTCTGGCCGCGAAGGCGGAACGTCAGTGGCGTAAACAGCTAGAGCAGAAGCAGCAGCAACTGCAAGCAGTTCACGCCGAGCAACAGCGGATGCAACAACTGGAGCAGCAAAGAGTTGCCCAAATGCAATCGCGGTTCGTGGAAGAGCAGAGGCAGATCCTGCCAGACGTTATTCCCGAATGGAGAGACACGAAAGTGGCGGCACAGGAGGCCGGCGAAATTCGTGATTTTCTATTGCAGTCAGGTTTTAAGGAAGCTGATATCGACGGCATGAATTCCGCAGTGGTCGTGAAAATGGCCAGATTGGCAATGCTACAAGCGCGTGGCGCAAACCGAGCTGATAAGGCCAAGGCCAAGCCTAAACCAGCTAAGGGGAGCAAGACGATGCGGGCAGGGTCACGCGGTACGCAACCGAGACCGAAAAATGCGGTACGCGAAGCGCAACAGCGTCTGAAACAAACCGGCCGCGTCAATGATGCCGCAGCCGCCATCAAAGCCTTATTGTAGGAGAATACACAATGGCAATCGTAGCAAATACGTTCACTTCCTTTAGTGCCAAGGGCATCCGGGAAGAACTATCCAACATTATCAGTAATATAAGCCCTGAAGATGTTCCATTCCAGTCCAACGTCGGCTCCGAAAATGTGTCCAACACATACTTCGAGTGGCAGACTGACACACTGGCCGCAGCCAGCACCACAGCCGTCATTGACGGCGACGACGTAGCATCGTTCGACGCAACATCTGCTTCCACCCGCATTGGCAACTACACGCAGATAGCCCGCCGGACATTAATCGTCGCGGATAACCTTGCAAACCAAGACCTTGCAGGCCGCAATGATGAGAAGAGCTACCAAATGGCCAAGCGTGGCAAGGAGCTGAAGCGCGACATCGAGAAGGTTTTGTGCGACAACAACGCTCGCGTTGCAGGCAACGCCTCCACAGCTCGTGAGACCGCAGGTCTCGGTGCTTGGATCGCCACAAACACCAGCAAAGGTGCAACTGGTACAGACCCAACTGCTGTAGACGGTTCCGACGCCCGTAACGACGGCACGCAGCGCGACTTGACTGAGGCAATGGTTAAAGATGTAATGCAGCAGGCGTTTACAGCCGGTGGCACCCCATCTCTCTTGATGGTCGGCCCTTACAACAAAACTGTTGTATCTGGCTTCGCCGGTATCGCCGCACAGCGTTACCAAGCGCCATCCGACGGTCCAACAACCATCATCGGCGCAGCTGACGTCTATCTGTCTGATTTTGGTACACTTTCTGTGGTTCCAAACCGCTTCCAGCGTGAGCGTGACGCCTTCTTGCTCGACCCAGAGTACGCATCTGTGTGCTACCTGCGGCCAATTCAAGCAGTCGATCTTGCCAAGACTGGTGACGCAGAAAAAGCAATGGTGCTTGCAGAGTTCGGCCTCAAAGTCGAAAACGAAGCAGCCCACGGCGGCGTCTTCGATCTTAACGTATCATGATAAGGCGGGGCGGCTTCGGTCGCCCCAACTACTCTGGAGTGGGTAATGAAAAGAGTTTTTAGTGAAGACAAGCTGACCGGGATCAAGAAGTTCTGGCACGTCACCGATAAAGGCGAATATGTCGTTGAGACGGTTCAACAGGTGGACGCTATTCTTGATCAGAATAAGCGGGAATATAACAGCTCCGAGGATCGGTGGGGTGAGAAGTTAAACAAGGTGGCAACTCTTCCTCTTTCAGTGTATTATCAATTGAAGCGCGACGGTATCGCAGACGATCCCAAGCGACTGGCGAAATGGATGAACGACCCAGACAATCGGGCGTTTAGAACGAGAGGCGGCAGACTGTGAGCATTACAACTTATGCGGAGCTGAAATCGGCCATCGCTGACTTTCTATTTGGGCGCACCGACTTGGCCGCAGTTTCGGGCACATTCATCTCCATGGCTGAGGCCCGCATCGCGCGTGACCTGCGAC